TCAACCCTGACAGCTTACAACAGAAGGGAACAGAGTCCATGCAGGCCCTGGCAGACGGAATCACCGCAGGGACACCAGCAGCACAGGCAGAAGCTCAGAATGCCGGACAGAGTATCCTGGACAACTTCAATCTTGACACTACTGGAGCAGGATCCGCAGGAGCGAACCTGATGCAGAGCGTGACAGATGGAATCAATACAGGAACACCAAAAGCCCAGGCGGCGGCGCAGAGCGCAGGCCAGGAGATTATGAGCTCCTTCAACATTGATACCAGCGGAGCAGGATCCGCAGGAGCGAACCTGATGCAGAGCGTGACAGATGGAATCAATACAGGAACACCAAAAGCCCAGGCGGCGGCGCAGAGCGCAGGCCAGGAGATTATGAGCTCCTTCAACATTGATACCAGCGGAGCGGGAACAGCAGGGACAAACCTGATCGAGAGTGTGACCAGTGGTATCACAGCGAACGCAGGAAACGCCCAGGCGGCGGCACAGAGCGCAGGCCAGGAGATCATGAGCTCCTTTAACATTGATACCAGTGGAGCAGGATCTGCGGGAGCGAACCTGATGCAGAGCGTAACGGACGGAATTACATCCGGAACCGCCGGAGCAGAAGCAGCCGCTCAGAGTGCAGGTCAGGAGATCATGAGTGCCTTTAATATTGATACTACTGGAGCAGGATCCGCAGGGGCAAACCTGATCGAGAGCTTGACCAGCGGTATCACCGCAAATGCGGGCAGTGCTCAGAGCGCGGCACAGAACGCGGGACAGAGTGCCCTGGATGCAGTGGATAACTTAAACGCCACCGCAGTAGGCACGAATATGATCAAAGATATCGGTTCCGGAATTACTTCCGGATCAGGAACCACAACTTCAGCAGCACAGAAAGCAGGAGCGGACGCCATGAATGCCTTCCGGAACGCGGTATCATCAGCTAGCGAACTGGGAAGACAGATGATGTCCAACGTTGCCTCCGGTATCAGCTCCGCCGGATCCAGTGCAGTCAGCACCGCGTCCAGCATTGCATACCAGATCAAGGCAGCGTTCGAGAACATCCACATCACGGTTCCGAGACCGTCCCTACCTCATGTAAATGTATCCTACTCAACAGTAGGAAACGGAAAAGCAACAGCTTCCGTCCCGAACTTCTCGGTCAGCTACTACGCGAAAGGTGCGATCATGAAAAAACCGACCATGTTCGGCATGAACGGCACAAGCCCGATGATTGGAGGAGAAGCCGGTGAGGAAGCGATCGTTCCACTGGACAGCCTGTGGAACCGGATGAGAAATGTAGTCATGAATACGTTTACCATGTTCTTCCCTGGCGGAAAGAAACAGTCTGATCCGACTAAGGAGAAGAATACTGTTACCCAGACCAAGGAAAAGACAGAGAAACAGCAGACGACTACAACGAAGCCGGAACCGAAGCAGGCACAGCCACAGGGCGGAACGAAGTACCAGACGTACCATGTAACAATGAACATTGACGCTCAGAGCATTGATGATCTGCGTAAGCTGAAGAAACTGCTCTCTGAGCTGGATGGGGATAACGACCCAGTAACGGCATAGGGAGGACAGCATCATGATCTACGTTGATGAGAAATATCTGACCATAGCCGGGAAGAAAATTCCCGGCCAGGTGCAGAGCGTAACAATCACGGAAGAGGGTAAGATCGAGGATAAAAAGAACAGCAAGGGCAAGGTTACAAAAGCAAACCAGCCCACAGGGTTCGAGGCAGCCAAGGTCGAAGTATCAATGTACTTCGAGGAAGACGGCAGCTATACAGCAAAGGAACAGATTCAGTACATCCAGAGGTTGTTTAAGACTACAAAACAGAAGAAACAGAAGAAGTACAGGATCGTAGAGACACAGTGTGCTGCAAGGGGAATCACGGAAGTGTACTTCAATGGGTTCACGACCACGGAAGATGTCAACCAGAGCTGGTTTACCGGAACTTTGTCCTTTGTAGCCCCTCTGATCGTGAGCGTGTCGGTTGTGAAGACCAAGGCACAGAAAGCCAGGGAAAAAGCAGCGGCACAGAAAAAAGCAGCGGCAGCGAAGAAAGCAGCTGCCAAAAAGAAGACAACCAAGAAAACCAGTAAAAGTCCTGCAAAGGATACCAAGAACAAGACAACAGCAAAGAAAGCAGCCAAGAAGGTAGTGAAGAAGACTACCAAGAAAAAGACGACGAAAAAGAAGTGATGTAAATGTACAAGAAACTGACAGCTCCGGAATACCACCTGATCCTTCAGACTGTAGAACTGAATGACGGCATCTATATCAAATACAAAAGCAGCAAAGCGGCACACTGTGACACCTGCAAGGTGTTTTTTACAGCGGACGCGCTGGAGGCGGTAAGCACCGCGGATGTCAGCGACTGCCGGGTAGATATGGGGAGCGAGGAAGACTTCGAGAACATTATCGACGGAAGAGGAAGCTGGCAAAACGACGGGACAGAGCTCCTGATCCAGGACGGGATGTGGAGACTTCTGGACACAAAGATCACAGCGACCTTCGTGGACTGCCATCCGCAGGAAGCGATACGCTACATCCTTACTCTTTGCGGTGTTACGGACTATATCCTAAGCGAAGATTTATATGACACTAAGAAAACATTGACGATTGACTCCAAGAACGGGCGGGATGCCATTCAGGAGGTAAATGCAGCCTGGGGGCTGGAAGTACCGTTCTTCTACTGGGACGATACTTTCTACTGGGGAAAACGTCCGGAACAGGAATATCTGTACGAGCTGAATGATTCCAACATTCTGGAGCTGGAGAAAAGCGGAGGATCCTGGACGGCGGAAGTGATCGGCGTACCGTGGATCCATCACTCCCAGTATATCAACATCGACCACGAAAACCTCATTGCAGTAGGCGAAGTTGAAAGCGTAACGGTGGAATCGAACGACAAGGGAATGATGGAGATGTACATTACATTCAGGGAGGTAGAAGATGGATAAACTCAAAAATTATGTCAAAACAGTGATAAAAGATTATCTGAAGAAAGAACTCCCACACGCAACCCTCCCCGGAGCAATGGTGGCAGTAGTCACAAAAGCGGAAGACCATTACTACACACTGAAGATCCTGGACAGGAACCTTCAGGAAGACAAGAGCTTCCCGGAGATCCCGTCTGTGGCGTCTAATGTGGAGTGTAAAAAAGGCGAGCTTGTGGTGGTCGTGTTCCTTTATGGCATCATAGCTCCCTACATCGTGGGGAGGTATGCAAAGTGAGGTTGACCGGAACAGACGACACCGACATTGCCCTGGACCAGTATGGTCAGCCGGTAGTGGGAGAAGATGGAGACGTCCGGCTTGTATCTGAAGAGGACTGCTGGATCCAAGATGTGTGGATGGAAATGCTCACAGAGGAAGGCGAGCTTCTACATGAAGATGAGGAAGGCCGGTGGGCTTACGGCTTCGGCTACGGGACAGTCCTGAACGGATTGGATTCTGAAGAAGCGAACGAAGAGATCTACGCCAGGACGCGGGAAAAACTGACAAAACGGGACTATATAGAACCGGACAGCATAAAGACCAGCATCACCGCGCCAGACCGCAAAGGACGGCGGACTCTACGGGTGACATACAGCCCACTGGATGCCGAAAAAGAAGTAAACAAAGATATTAGAATAGACGGGGCGGAGGTGACGATCGAATGATACCGTCTGAAATCATGGACAAGATCATCCGGGTACCGGATGAAGAAGAGGAAACGGAAGCAAAAATCGAAGAACTGAAAGAAGCTGGTTTCGTGATCACTAACTTCTCGAAAGGCGGCGTGTTCTACATCCTGCTCCGGATAGCCATACACATAGGCGTGCAGCTCAAACAGCTGGCCGTGGATCTGATCAACAGTGCATTTATGAAACACTGTCCGGACGACTGGGTAGAGATCAGAGCCGCAGACTATTCCAAGACACTGGATGAAGGTGAGAAGACAGAAGGCTATCTGACGATAACCAGGAAAGATACAAGCCAGGCTGTCCGAATTGCCAGAGGACACCCATTCCGGACAACGCCGGACGCATATGGCGGATATTTGAGGTTTTATGCCCTGGAAGACACGATCCTCCCAGCAAACCAGGCGACACAGAAGGTGCTGGTGCAGGCGGAGGAGATCGGGACAGCTTACAATGTGGAGACTGGGAAGATCACAGTATCAATGGTCCATATCGAAGGGGACGCCACAGTCACCAACGAGGAAGACTGGATCACTAACGAAGGCCAGGAGAAAGAGACTGCGGAGCACCTCCGAAAACGCTGCATTAACAGCCGGGCCCTGATCGCAGAGCGAACGATCGACAGGAAGTTGAAGAGTACCGTGGAAGAGGTTCCTGGCGTGGCAGTAGCCTATATTGATTCCCAGCATCCGCGAGGCCAGGGAACGGTGGACATTATCGTTACTGGAAACAGTGGAACAGCCAGCCCGGAGCTAATCGAAGACGTTGAGGAAGCAATCGAACCGCTGACTGGAAGTTATGGGGATTATTTAGTCAAGAGCTCCACACAGCAAAAACAGGACATTGAGATCACGGTATACATTGAAAAGAACGTGTCTACAGCCGGATATCAGGACACCATCGAGAGCCTGATCCGGAACATGATGGACATTAAAACCAGGGATGAGCTGAATGTACTGTACCGTGATAGCATCATCGGAACACTTCTTCCGAACATTCCACGGTATAGAAAATGTCTGATCACACAGCCTGCGGAGGACGTTCACGTCCCGATCGGCACCGTTATCGTGCCGGGGGAGATCAAAATAACAGTCCTGAACGTGGCATAAGGAGGAGATAATGGATAAATTCAGAGATTATATCTGGTATCTACTCTCCAAGCCCTTCAAGATACTGAAGAAAGCACAAAATCAGTGGTGGATCTGGGCGAAGGTCATGGGAGGCTGGTGGGACGAAGTAAAGGACGATCTTCAGAGAGCCAGAGACGAGACGACCATAGCAACCTGTAGCGACATCATGCTTCAGATCCATGCTGAAGACCGAGGTCCGGATGGGATAACCCAGTATGTAGGCGAGTCAAACGACGCCTTCCGCTCCAGGATCGCCATGTACGACGAGACGGAGAGACTTGGAGGAACGAGAGACGGCATCATCCTGGCGGTCAACTCGATCGGCTACGAAGATGTGGAGCATGTGTGGCTTCCACGTTACAACGGAGACTGGGACCGGTGGGCGGAGTTCATTATTATCATCAATGAGGATGTAGCGAACCCACAGCCGACCAGCACAGCCAACCTGATCCGGGAAGTCCGGGACAAGAAAGAGTCTACATCGAAAGACAACTACCTTATCCGGTACTATGCGGACGTGTGGAACAAACTGATCAGCGAGATGGATACAACCTATCTGCTCCGCAGCCATTTCTATAAGCAGAGATATCTGGACGGAAGCAGGAAACTGGATGGATCCAGAACGCTCTCCTATTCGGTAGGCCAGATTGAACTACTACCGGACTACTTATTCCAGACGGAGACACAGGTCTCTTTCATGGTACAGGCTTTTACTGAGTACACAGCTCTTGCAGAACATAAGACGGTTCAAGATCAGGAGTATGAGGTTCTGATGAATGCCAGGTATCTACGGAATACGGACGTACTGGTCAGTCTTGCCAGTGACTTTCTTTTCCGGGTGAGAGAGACATGGAAATGGCATCCGGAAGCTAGGAATGAGTACCACATGGCAGCGAGGCAGGAACAGGATATAACTCCAGTCTACGGGATCCGAATGACAACTATATTCTTCCCGGCCCGGCATCTGGATGGAAGCAGGAAGCTGGACGGATCCAGAACACTCAGCGGAGCTATAGGAAGGATAGAAGGAGACACCGGATACCTGCTGGATGTGCAGAATAAAATCATTAAAACTACCGAGCAGGAGCTGGAGAACGTGATGGATGTACAAATGAACGTACTCCCAGAAGCGACTTCAACAGCGAGAATGACAGTGAAATTCTGGTACGGCAGGAGACTGGATGGAAGCAGGAAGCTGGATGGATCCAGAACACTCAGTACCCTGACCGGACGGATTGAAGCAAGAAAAGACTATTTATTTGACGTTTACACGGTAGCCCAGGGATCTGGAAGTATCGGGTAAACAGAGAGGAGAATGAAATGAAGTACACTATCTCAGACGTTCATAGAAAGAAGATCGCCCAGGCGACACACAGCGCGGGAAAGATCGCCACAGTCGCCCAGATCGCACTTGGAACGGGAGGCGTAGATGGAAGCGGGAATGTAAAAACACCAGCTGGATCCGCAACGAAGCTGACCGCAGAGGTCATCCGAAGAGCATACACAGCATCCGAGAAGGTGGACGACGCCTGTTATGAATACGCTCTTGTCCTTGCGGAAAATGAATGCGTAGGAAGCAAGATCAGTGAGATGATGCTGATTGATTCAGAAGGGGATCCGATCTGCTTCCTGAATTTCCTTCCGAAGCAGAAAGACGACATCAAAGAGACCTACCGGATCCGCAACCACTACTCATAATATGGAGGCGTGACATGAGCAATCTGAAATACACTCCGGAATACAAGCCGGAAATGAAAGAGTGGGACATAGATACCACTGATTTATATGAAAACTGGAATGAAGCACACAGACAGTTTTTAGGGAACGATGCAGCCATCGTCCAGATGATCGCTGATCTTGGACTTTCCGTAGTTGACGGAAAACTGTGTGTAACTTATGAGGAGGAATAAAGAAATGAGCAAAGTAACAAGCCCTATTATGACAGATGAAACAGGAAAGGACATTGCAGAAAAACTCCACACCCTGAACATTTTGAAAGGCATAGAAATAGGGAGTAGCCTGGAGAAAGTAACAACCATGCAGGAGATCAGAAGAATCGTGCAGTCAGGAAAGGCTGCGGATGTCTTCCAGATCGGCGACCAGATCATCGTTCCGTGGACAGACACCAAAACCGGAACAAAATACTCTGTACCGATGGACGTGATCAAGATTGCAAACGTCACCCTGAAGGATGGATCAGAGGTTCCTGGTCTTTATTTACAGTGGCATTATGCAACACCGTTCGGCGTACAGTTCGACCAGTACGAAGCATTCTACAAAGCAGAGTCAGAGCTTCCGGCTGGCACCTACAACATCATTGTTGGGGCAAACTGGGGAAATAACTGTAAGGCAAACGAGACCTACCAGTTCGCACTGACTAAGCCGGTGCCAGCAGGCGGTCTCCTGGCTGGATTCTATGGAATGCCCGATCAGGCCCCAACAGCCTGGAAAGTATATTCTTTCGCAGACGGAAACAGCGCAGCCATTGAAACGGTGTCCGTGACAGCCGGATCCGGAGGCACAAACCTGGGAACCTTCCTTCCTGCTGGTGATGGAAAGGTGAACAGTCTACACCGCCTGGCTTATGGCTACAACAGATGGAGTCAGAGCGCACTCAGACAGTGGCTGAACAGTGATGCAGCCGCAGGAGAGTGGTGGGCTTCTCAGAATGACTACGACAGAGCCCCTGATCAGCTGTCCCAGAAGGATGGATTCCTGAAAGGATTCGAGGCTGACTTCCTGGAGTGCATCCAGCCGGTTAAAGTAGTCACAGCTCTGAACACCGTGACAGATAAGTCTGACGGAGACACGGAAGTTACTTATGACAGATTCTTCCCTCTGTCCCTGGAAGAAATGTACATCGAGCCACAGTTAGCCGGAGAAGGCGAGGCTTGCCCTTACTGGAAACATGCTTCCGGACTGGCTACCAAGATGAAACAGTACCAGACATATCCGCAGATCAGAACCTTCGCGATTGAAAACCACGTCTCACCGCAGTACGTGCGGCTGCGTTCTACTCATCGCGGCTACGTCGGCAATACGTGGAATGTGAACGCGTCGGGCAACGTCCACAACAGCAACGCGATCAACGCGCATCGGTGCGCCCCGGCTTGCGCAATCTGCTAATCGGCTAATCACGGGCGGACACCTCCGCCCGTGGAGGAGACAGAAATGGTACGAAAAGACGAAAGAGGGGAAGGCAAGTTCGACGCACAGACAAAAGCCTTGGAGCTTGCGACCTATACCGTAAACATAACAGATAATCCCAAAGTATTTACACCAGACCACGAAGACACGACGAAGAAGATTGTGGCGTATGCAACAGATATATACCACAGGACAAGAGTGGCAAATAACATACCATTCAAAACACCTGAGGCCGGAGCTGAGAGAAACCGGCTCCAGAACATAGCTATTGCAGAATGCGAGAGTCTTCGATCAGAGATACAAATTGCAAAGATGGTCTTCCATCTGCGGATGAAGCGGGTAAAATACTGGGATGATTTAATAGTAGAAGTGCATGATTTACTCCAAAAATGGAGAGATTCAGATGCCGACCGTTCCAGGAGAATGAGATCCCTGAGACGTTGACATAGGGCAGTAGGCTGTTATCTCACCGCAGAACGTGCGACTGCGTTCAACTAATCGCGGCAACGTCAACAATACGTGGAATGTGAACGCGTCGGGCAACGTCAACAACAACAACGCGATCAACGCGAATCGGTGCGCCCCGGATTGGATACTTTAGACGTGCGAAAAGGCTTCACATAGTGAGGTTGCAGGGAAATGAAGTATGCAAGGAGCCGAAAGCCCTGCCACTACGGTGGTGAACAATAGAACGGCGATGCGGTCAGCCTGCGGGCTGGTACCGCTATCCACGCCGCGACAACGACGGGGAGATGGAATGGATACAGAAGAAATAATAGGCTATGAAGCACTGTATAATTCCATGATGAAATGCAAGAAAGGCGTCATGTGGAAGGACAGTACCGCATTTTTCGTCCATAACTGGATGAGGGAGATCGGGAAGCTGGAAAGACAGCTACATGATGATACATACCAGGAGAGACCTCCGAAGTTCTTCAAGGTGATGGAACCTAAAGAACGGGAGATCATGAGCATAGCATTCCGGGACAGAGTGTATCAGCGATCCCTGAACGATGTGGAGATATATCCGAGATGTACACGATCCTTTATTTATGACAATCACGCCTGTCAGACTGGGAAAGGTCCTGACCTGGCAAGGAAAAGGCTAAAATGCTTCCTGCAAAGATATTACCGGAAGCACGGAGCTGACGGATGGGTTCTACAATGCGACATAAAAGGCTACTACCCAAACATGACCCATGACGTGGCAAAGGCTACCCTGCGGAAGCATCTTCCAGATGAAAGCTACCAGATGGCGGCCAGGATCCTGGATAACTTTCCAGGAGAAGTTGGATTCAATCCAGGCAGCCAGATCGTCCAGATCGTCGGTATCACAGCCTTGAATGACCTAGATCACTACATAAAAGAAAGACTCCTGATGGAGATTTATGAGCGATATATGGACGATTCAGTTATGATATACCACGAAAGAGAGAAGCTGGAGACCTGTCTGGAAGTGATCGAAGGAAAACTTGCAGAGAAGGACATGAAACTGAATAAGAAAAAGACTCGAATATACAGCCTGAGAAAAGGAATCCTGTTCCTGGGCTTCTGGTTCTATCTGACAGACACCGGAAAAGTCATGGTTCACATTGACCCGAAGAAAGTGAAACATGAGCGCAGGAAACTGCGGAGGATGGCTGGATTGGTAAAGAAAGGCGAAAAGACACGAGAACAGGTTGACGAGCATTTTGATTCATGGATGAGACATGCTTCTTATGGTGACTCATATAATTTTCAAAAGAACATGAGAGAATTTTATAGAAGTTTATGGGAGGATAACGACAATGATGGAATACAGGAGACTCAGCGGAACGATCGCGGATAACCGCGAAAAAGAAGGTCTGAAGGCTGATGTAGAACGCCAGGAGGCAATATTGGAATATATCGCCCTGGCTGCTGATGTAGAACTTCCGGATGATTCAGAAAGCGAGGGAATGAGCTATGAACAGTAAAAAGAAGATTGAGAAGTACAAAAGATTCTACGAAAATGGATTCTGGACCAAGAAGATGGTTGCCACCCTTGTGTACGATGGAAAGCTCACACCTGAAGAGTATGAGGAAATAACAGGAGAGACCTTCGTAGAGGAAGGAGAGTAATCTACAACGCCACGACATCCGGCTCTTGCAGGGATGAGCGTGGCGATTAAGGAGTAAGCATGGAAGAGATCCTTTTGAGAGTGAAGATGTGCGTTCCTGCAAACGGGACTATGCTGAATGATCTGAACGATCTGATCATCAAATACATGGAAGAAAACGGGATAGATTGCTACTCAGTTGACTCCAAAATAAATGTCAAAACAGGGGAATGAAAGCCCCTGTTTTTTGCGCCTAAATCGGGAAATATTTGCGGAAAACTTTTGACAAGAAAGTTGAGAAGTTTTGACGCGAATTTTGAGCGGCTACACTGGTAAAAGCCATGAAATAAAAACAAAATATTGTAATGATGAAAAAATGATGGAAAGGGTTGTTTTTCATCCCGATTATACATACTCAGATTTTGTGGGGCAGATATTGCCGAGAGTGGAAAAAGATAAAGACGGCAATGAGAAGTTAAAATATGTGTTTACACCAGGACCATTTACCAGAATGTTAAAGAAAGCACAAGAAGATCCCAGTAATCATTATTATCTTGTTATAGAAGAATTAAATCGTGGCAATGCACCTGCAATATTTGGAGAGATATTTCAGTTACTGGATCGAAAAGATGAGGATGAATTTCCTGCAGAAGAAGTTGGGGAGAGTGAATATGGAATTTCAAATTATGATGTTGCAAAAGAGGTATATGGGGATGAAAATCACCCGGTAAGGATTCCTTCCAATATGAACATTCTGGCAACAATGAATACGGCGGATCAGAATGTGTTTACACTGGATACTGCGTTCTTGCGAAGATGGAGTACAAGACAGATAGAGAATAATTTTGAAAAATCTGAACATTCAAAAGATATGATTGATGGTACAAAAGTAAGTTGGGGGACCTTTGCTACTGTAATTAACGATATGATTATTGATAGTAATACTGACATGGTAAGCTCTGCAGATAAGTGTTTGGGAATATATTTTGCAAAGAAAAAAGAATTGGATGCAGATAAGTTCTCTGAAAAAGTGCTTAAACATCTATGGGATAATGCTTTTAGAATGGATCCGACAGTAATATTTAATGAGAGCTGTAAATCTCTGGAGGATGTGGTTAGTAAGTATGAAACAAGTGAAGCTGATAAATTGGAATCTGTATTGAGAACAGAAGTCTATGAGAAGATGCTTTTAAAAATGAAGCAGCGAAATATAGAAAATGATGAAAAGTAGGTGGTGATTTTTTGAGGAAAGTTGATATAAGAAGCAAGTGCAGAGTGAATTCTAATTGTGAAAAGGATACATTTGTTGGATTGAGATGTAGTGATGGCGATATTAGTATCAACTTTCCGATAGGTTATCATATATCTGAAGACGACAATGAACTTCGCAAGGACATTATGTTACTATTTACAACACTTTCGGCTAATACAAAGCGAAAGGAATCAGATGTTCTTAGACAAGGAAATGCTTTTGATGAAATGGAATTTCCGTTGCAGTCATATTTATATCTTATAAAAGATTTTTTTGCAAGAGGTTATTATAAAGAACAGGAAGTTTCATATAAAGTTGCTAAAAAAGGAAAAATAAATTGGAACAGAACAATAAAAACTCAGAAGTCTTATGTACAGGGTACAGATGTATTTTATCTGGATTTTGTAACAAAGAACGATCGTGTTAAAGAAAATGAACTGATTACATTAATACATGAGTATTGTGTGTATGAGAGTTTTGAACAAATGGGATGGCTTTTTACCAGAATAATGCCAGAAAAACCACGAATTATAAAGCGGGACAGAATCTTCCGTTCGGTTCTTAAAGAAAAGCTTGCAAATACATATAATGATAAAAATCGCATATTGTTTAGACATATGTTGGCAATTATTGATTTTGAGGGAGATAGAAATTCTGACAAGACTTATAGATACGGAACTTATCGCTTTGAATATGTCTGGGAAAAAATGATTGATAAAGTATTCGGTATAGAAAATAAAGCTGATTATTTTCCGAAGACTTCATGGTGGATTGATAAGACGAAACATGAAAATGCTTCTCTTGAACCAGATACGATTATGATAAGTGGAACAAATGTGTACATTCTTGATGCAAAGTATTATAAATACGGAGTAACTGGAAATACCAGGGATCTTCCTGAATCAACATCAATTAATAAACAGATTACATATGGGGAGTATGTAGCTACTGAGAAAAAATTTAAGAAAAAACATGGAGATAACATGAGGGTGTATAATGCATTTCTTATGCCTTTTGATTCGTTGAAAAGGAAATGTCCAGATAATTCCCAGATGCTTAAAATAGGAGAAGCAATAAGTAATTGGAAGGATAATTCAGAAGAATATCAGAAAATACAGGGAATTCTCATTGATGTTAAATCTTTAATGAGTATAAATGTCCGGCAGGAAATGAATGAAATAGAAAAATTGGCGAAGTTAATTGAAAGCTGATTGTTGAGGTGATTTTGTGACTGATGTTTTAACAAAAGAACAGCGGCATAAGAATATGAAAAATATTCGCGGAAAAGATACCAGGATAGAAGTTATATTAAGAAAAGCCTTATGGAATAAAGGTTATCGGTATCGGAAAAATTACAAAAAATTACCTGGAAGTCCAGATATTGCGTTGACAAAATATAAGATTGCGATATTCTGCGATGGAGAATTTTTCCATGGAAAAGATTGGGAAAAGTTAGAATTGAAATTAAAGAATAGTAATAACAGTGAATTCTGGATTAAGAAAATATCACGTAACATGGAGCGAGACGACGAGATAAATAAAAAGTTAAACTATGAAGGATGGACTGTTATCCGATTTTGGGGAGAAGATATAAAGAAATATACGGATGAGTGTGTTAAAACAGTGGAAGAGGCAATATTTGATGTGATTATTTGTGATAATGATGAAGGTTAAATTTGGAGGTGCTGACATTGCAGATTGATAAAATTCCCAAAATATTTATATCATATTCATGGAGTAGTGATGCACTTGTACTTGAGCTTGCGAACAGATTGGTTTCCCATGGGGTAGATGTCGTCCTTGACAAATGGGATTTGAAAGAGGGAAATGATAAATATGAATTTATGGAAAGGTGTGTTAATGATTCGAGTATTACAAAAGTACTCATAATTTGTGATAAAGCATACGCACAGAAAGCAAATGACCGTACTGGAGGTGTAGGAGATGAAACAGTAATTATTTCCAGTGAAGTGTACGGAAATGCAAGACAAGAAAAGTTCATCCCAATTATTGCAGAGCGAGATGAAGAGGGAAAGGAATATGTACCAACTTATATAAAAACCAGAATATATATTGATCTTTCGAATCCGGAAAAATATGAGGAAGAATATGAGAAACTTCTTCGAAATATATATGAAAAACCTCAGTTTGTAAAACCACCTCTTGGAAAGAAACCAGAATGGTTGGATGAGGAAAAGACTAATTTTTTTCCAGTAAAAGATTTGATTCGTCAAATCAGAGGAGGTAATACATCAATTAAACGAAAGAGCTGCATAGCAAGATTTCAAGAAGCATATATTGAGGCTTTAAAATCTTATTATATTTGTA